AATGCCGATACTTAGCGCACCGCAAAACATATTTTTAAATAAGCTGAAAACACCATACAGAGCGTATGTTGGCGGGTTTGGTAGCGGTAAAACGTTTATAGGGTGCATTGATTTACTTAACTTTTTTGGAAAGCACCCAGGGACAACACAGGGATATTTCGGTATTAGTTACCCATCAATGAGGGATATTTTTTACCCTACATTTGAGGAAGCCGCGAATATGCTTGGGTTCACTGTTGTCATACGTGAATCAAATAAAGAGGTTCACGTTTACCGGAACGGGTTTTTTTATGGTACTGTGATTTGTCGGTCAATGGATAACCCAGCATCAATAGTCGGCTTTAAAATATCACGCGCATTAGTTGATGAAATTGATGTACTGCCAAAAAATAAAGCGAATAATGCATGGAATAAAATCGTCGCACGTATGCGCTTAAAAATTGAAGGCGTTGAAAATAGCATTGGTGTTACTACTACCCCAGAGGGTTTTCTGTTTGTCTATTCGAAATTCAAAAAAGACCCGTCAAAAAGTTACTCAATGGTGCAGGCTTCGACATACGAAAACGAACAATATTTACCTGAAAACTACATTGAAACATTAAAAGAAACATACCCAGGTGAGCTGATTAACGCTTACATTGAGGGTGATTTTGTTAATCTAACATCTGGCACTATTTACAGTGAATTCGACAGAGTTGTAAATAATACAGACGTGACATGGAATGGGCGCGAATCGGTTCATATAGGGATGGATTTTAACGTTTGCAATATGAGCGCAGTGATTGCGGTTATAAGAAAGGGTATTTGTTATGACGTTGACGAGATAACAGGTGGGTATGATACGCCAAGCATTATCCGCACAATACAAGAGCGATACCAAAACTGCCAGGTTAACATATATCCTGATGCCAGTGGCAAAAACAGAAACGCACAAGGCGCGTCCGAATCATCAATTCAATTATTAAAGCAGGCTGGATTTCAAATATTTGCTAAAAATAAAAATCCGTTTGTAAAAGATAGAATATTGGCAGTAAACAACAGCTTTTCAAAAAAATTGCATTTTGTAAACGTTAAAAGATGCGCTGTTCACACTTCAAACTTAGAACAACAAGTATACAACAACGCAGGCGAACCTGATAAAACGGCAGGTGATGATCATACTAATGACGCAATTGGCTACCTGATACACTATAAATATCCGGTTATCAAGCCTACTACCACAGCAACGCGAATGATAGTATAATAATCAAAAATCGGTTAAGCCGATCACTTAACATAATCAAACAGGCTTAATATGACTACAGTTACAGAACCAAGAATCGAATACACCGACCAGCTAATTGATGTACAGCGCAACCGCGCGGCAGTCGCAGGCGAGCGCTCTGTAAAGCGTGGCGGTGTAAAATTTTTACCACCTTTGGCTTCCATGTGTTGCTCCATTACTTATGATGAAAACGGTGAGCAGCAGTTCAGGCAGAATATAACGTTGACTCAAGAAGGTAAGGCAGCTTACACAAAATACATCGCTCTGGCTTCTTTTTACGGCGCGACAGGTCGTACTGTAGACGGATTATCCGGTTTAATTTTTGCAAAACAACCAGTGCAGCAGTTACCAGATTTGATTGAATATCTTGATAAAAATGCAGACAGCAAAGGCAACTCATTACGCGATTTATCAAAAAAAATATGTACCGAAGCAATGATTTCACCGCGCTCAGGTTTGTTAGTTGCTCGACCATCGACACCTGAAGGCTCAAGCATTGCAGACGTTGAAGCGCAAAACCTACGGCCAAAATTATTATCGTATAAATTTGAGGACATAATTAACTGGGATTATGAAGTAATTAACAACGTCGAAAAGCTTTCGTTAGTTGTATTGTGTGAGCTAATAACCAAGCGCGATGGGTTTAAAGTTGAAGTTGAAAAGCAGTATCGCGTTTTAGAGCTAACCGATGGTGTTTATCATCAATCATTATATGATGATGGAGGCGGAATTATTGAAGCTTCAGCGCCAGTTACAATAAATGGCGGAACATCTGACGAGATACCGTTCTACTTTATTGAAGTTGGTGCAGAAAATAAATCAATTATTAATGACCTGGTTGACATGAATTTTCATCATTATCAGGTTAGCGCAGATTATAATAGTAAAAACCATTTTAGCTCGTTCACCATCTGGTATGAAACCGGCGCGGAGTCTGGCCAAAATATGCTGATGGGTAACGGCGTTAAATGGTCAAATAGAAACACTGACGCAACATTTGGCATACTACAGCCAGATGGCAATGCTGACGCGCTTAGAATATCATTACAAGACGATGAACAAAGAATGGCAGCGTTAGGTGCTGAAGCGTTAAAACCTCGCTCGAGTGGAGCTGAGAGCGCTGAAGCTAAAAGCCTTGATCAGGTTGCGCAAAACTCAACAACAGCAGATGTTGCAATTACTTGCGCTGATGTAATAACAAAAGCATTGAACTTTGCAGCGCGTTGGATGGGTAGCACAGAAGAAGCGGTTTATGAATTGAACACGGATTACAATCCAACAGGTATGAGTGGCCAGGATTTGACAGCGATGGTTTCAGCTTATCAGGGTGGTGCTATATCATACGACACTTTATACGAGAATCTACAGCGTGGTGAAATTGCTAGCGTTGAAAGAACAGCCGATGAAGAGCGAGCAATGATTGTGAATGCTGATACGGGAATGGATGAGTGATTAGCTTAATGCAAGGTGATTGTTTGGAGCGCATGAAGGAGATCGCGAGCGGTAGTGTTGACATGATATTGACTGACCCGCCATATGGAACAACCGCTTGCAAATGGGATTCAATTATACCTTTAGAACCTATGTGGGCGCAGTTGAAGCGAGTTATAAAACCTAATGGTGCTATAGTTATGACAGCCAGTCAGCCTTTTACTACTACTCTTATTAGCTCAAATATGAAAATGTTTAAGTATTGCTGGGTATGGGATAAAAAGAAAGGCGGTAATATTCAGGTGTTAAAATGGCAGCCTTACAAAGTACATGAGGATATTGTTGTTTTTTCAAATGGCGCGGTGAAGTATTACCCGCTAAAAACGACACAAAAAGAGCGCACAGGAAAAACATATTCATCAGGCGAAGCTAATGGAATAAAAAATTACGGAGATTTAAGGGTGTATAAAGATAAACATCCTAAAAGTATACTGGAACTAAGTAATGCAAATCAGAAGGGCAAGGTGCACCCCACACAAAAACCAGTTGCATTAATGGAGTACCTAATTAAAACTTACACCAACGAAAACGAAACGGTATTAGATTTTACAATGGGTTCAGGTAGCACTGGCGTAGCAGCTAAAAACCTAAACCGTAATTTTATCGGTATTGAATTAGATGAAACATACTTTAATATTGCACAAGATAGGATCAACAATTCGTGACAGATTTAACTGTTCAGCAGTCGTCTAGGCACGCCGTTTATGTTCAGCGTTTTGCTGGATATCTTGCGAACTTGTTTGATCCTTCGCTTACTCAATTGCAACGTGAACTTAAAATAGTTATGGCTGATGCGCCAACAGAAACAACAAACATCAGGCGCATTAATAGTCTAATTGCTGAATATAAAAAAGCCTCGATGGTTATCTATGGTGAATACACAACAGAAATATTGTTTAAGGAGTTGGAGGAATTCGCAGGCAGCGAGGCTGAATGGCAAGTTGCAGCACTAGACAAAGCTGTTGACTCACCCGCTGTTGTTTTAGCAATTCCATCACCTGCTCAAGCCTGGTCTGGTGTATTGTCAGAGCCGTTAGTGTTTCCAAATAGTGCAGGCGTTAAATTATTAGAACCGTTTATAAAAGGCTGGGAAGCAAATCAAATTGAAAAAGTTAGCGATATCATACGGACTGGATTTATTACAGGAAAAACCAACCAACAAATTACGCAAGAAATCGCAGGCAAAAACGGAATACTGGATAAACAAACCAGGGCATCAGTAAAGACAATGGTTAGAACAGCGACAACACACACCAGCAACCTGGCAAGACAGGAAACATTTACCCAAAATGATGATGTGATATTGGGTTATGAATGGGTTTCAACGCTAGACGGGCGAACAAGCGACGTCTGCAAAGGTTTAGACGGCAAAATATACAAGAACAACGACAAAAATAAACGATACCCACCAGCTCATCCGAATTGCAGGAGCAGCACAGCGCCCGTATTAGATGCGCGTTATAGATTAGACGACAGCGTGAACACAAGAGCGTCACGGGGTGTTGAAGGTGGTCAACAGGTAAAAGCCGACGTTACATATTACGACTGGTTAAAAGAGCAAGGCAACCAGGGGGCGAACGGTAGAGCTTTCGTGCTTGATACTCTCGGAGAAGAACGAGGCGCACTGTTTTTGGATGGTGGGTTGTCAGTTGCAAAATTTAAACAACTAACATTAGATGAAACTTTCCAGCCAATCAGCCTTTCAAAATTAAAAGATAAACAATCATTACAGTTGGCATTTGATAAAATTGGCGACGGCGGTTGATAACTGTCATTTGATTGCTACATAAACAAGTGTTAAACTGTAAACTAATATTTACAGCACCAAGTGCTTTTTATAACCTAAAGGGTTTGACATGTTAAACGGATTAGACAAGATAGACGGGCTAACGCCTGAACAAATCGAGGCAGTTAACGGCCTTGCTGGTGGATTAATTAGTAAAAAAACCGAGCTAGAAGAAAAGCTTTCAAAAGCAAAAGGCTCGTTAAATACTGAGGAATCCGCAAAAGAAAAATTACGGATTTTAGAGGCTAACATTGAACGTCAGCAACTAGAATCAAAAGAAAATTATCAGGGCGCGCTCACTATCAAAGAGAATGAGTATAATAACGCACTGGAAAAACTAAAGGCTGGCACGGCTGAGAAAGACGCGCTAATTCATAAGCTCTTAGTTGATAACGGCTTAAACGCTCAGTTAGTGCAATATGATGTATCAAAGGATTTGATGCCTTTGATACAGCAAGCATTATCAGCGCAAGCAAAAATTGTCGATGGCCAAGCCATGATCGGCGAAAAATCACTAAGTGAGTTCATGAAGGAATGGGCAGAATCACCCCAGGGCAAAGCTAGCCGAGTTGCAGCAAGCAACCAGGGCGGCAATGGTTCAGGAGGTGCAGGACGCGCAGCACCAAAACAAATGAAGGATATGAACGATTCAGAGCGCTTGGCTTTGTTACGTGAAAATCCAACTGAATTTAATAGGTTAAAGGCAGAAGCTTAAAGCCAAAAATAAAGAGTAAAAAATAATGTCAACCACTCAAATTAGTGATGTAATTGTACCCGAAGTCTATGGCACTTATACTGCCGAAGACTTGCCAGAGTTAACCGCGTTTTATCAATCAGGTGTTGTAATTCGCAACCCAATGCTTGACGCTAGTGCGCTTGAAGGCGGAAACACAATCAATTTGCCATTTTGGCATGATTTAGATCCGACTGATGAGCCAAATGTTTCGGATGATACAGCAAACAGCGCCACACCTAACAAGCTTGCAACTGGAAAGCAGGTTGCTCGTTCTGCTTATTTAAATCAGTGGTATAGTAATGCCGATTTAGCTGGAGAATTAGCAGGCAGTTCGCCCAATCAGCAAGTATCTAACCGATTTGGTACATACTGGGTTCGTCAATGGCAACGCCGTTTGCTTGCGTCTTGTGACGGCATTTTAGCCGATAACGTTGCAAACGATTCAGGCGACATGGTTATTGATGTTGCCGCCGAGTCTGTTGCAGCACAAACTGCCGCGACCAAGTTTAACGTTGACGCTTTTGTTGATGCCGTGGGTACTGCTGGCGATGCTGGTAGCATGTTTAACTCGTTATGTGTTCACTCAAAAGTTATGGGACAATTGCGTAAAAATAACGATATTGATTTCATTCCGGACAGTGAAGGTCGTTTGACTATTCCAACCTTCCAAGGTTTGCGCCTTATTGAAGATGATGGAATGACTGTTACTGCCGGATCAACTGACGGATTTAAATACACGTCTATTTTGTTTGGCTCTGGTGCGTTTGCTTATGGCGAAGGCTCTCCATATTTGCCGGTTGAAGTTAACCGCGAAGCAAAACAAGGCAACGGTGGTGGTATTAATGAAATCGGTGAGCGTAAAACATGGTTGCTACATCCGTTTGGTTTTGCTGATGTTGGAACGCCAACAAGCGTATCTTATACACTAGCAGAGCTAAGATTGGCAGCAACTTGGGATCGTGTTACACAGTCACGCAAAACAATTCCTTTAGCGTTCTTGGTTACTAACTAGAATCCTATAATTGTTAAAAAGCCTGCCATGTTGGTGGGCTTTTTTTTGTGTGCTATAATAAATAAAATTTAATTATTTGGAATGGAAATGGCTAAGAATAAAGAAGGCAATGAGATTGGCGCGCGTATTGAAGCTGATGACTTACTAATGCAAATAGCAAAACAGCGAATTGCAAAAAAAGAAGCGCTATTAAAACAAAAAAGAAAATCCAAGCCAAGCGTTAAGAAAAATGAAGAGTAAAAAAGTAAAAAAATACGCTAAAAACAAGCGCAAGAAAATCAAAAAGGTTGTTAAAAATGGCTGATAAAAATTTGTATGCTCTGCCCGACTCGATGAGGTTCCGCGCGTATTACGCTCAAAAGCGCAGGCGCTCAAGAAATGGTGGAGATCTGCCTTTCTCTATAGCTGACTTATTCTCATCAGGTCAAGATGGCGCATGGTATCAGCCTAACGAAATTACAACGCTGTTTCAAAATAGCAGCGGCGCTGCACCGGTTACTGCAGACAGTCAGCCTGTAGGGTTGATGCTTGATAAGTCTCAGGGTTTAGAGCTTGGTAGTGAGCTGATTACTAATGGTGATTTTAGTGATGGCAGTACAGGGTGGGTCTCGAATGGTGAATCAAACATATCAGGTGGTGAAGGTCATATAATTTCAACAGATGGGAGTTATTCAGCGCTGTACCAAATCCCCCCGCTTGAAATTGGTAAAACGTATTTTTATTCTTTTGATGTAACCGTGACAAGTGGAATTCTCAGTGTGGTAGCTGGTCTAGGAGCTGAAAGGGCGGTATCTCAGTCAGGAATTGCAACGGGGTACATTACAGCCGTTGGCACTTCTTTTGAAATTAAAAGGAGATTTGGCTCAATAGTAGCGGCTACAATAGACAACGTTAGCGTCAAAGAAGTCCTAGGCAACCACGCAAGACAACCAGTCTCAGCAGCTCGTCCAACATACAACGTCACACCTGACAGACTAACGTTAGACAAAGTAGATGATGCAATCATTATAGATATACCAGTGGGCGGTTGGACAGGCTC